ATGTTTATCCGCAACAGGCAGTTAAACGGCCTAAAAAAACCACCCGCCAAGATGGTTGTTGCGATGAACCTGAAAGACATCCCCCTCGATCCGGCCAAGCGCTGGGAGTGGATTAAGTACCAGCTGCGCGTCCATGGCTGCCCGCCCGCCGAGCTGGCACGCCAGCTCGGTATCACCGACCGGCCGGTGCGTGCCGTGAAGCAAGCGCCGTACCCGCGTATCGAGCGCGCCATCGCCCAGGTGCTGGGTACCGAACCCGTGGTGCTGTGGCCGGAGCGCTGGAACCTGGACGGCACCCCCAAGCGCCAGCGTCCGAAACGCGCGGAACGTCTGGCAAGACGTGCAAAGGATAACGGTTACGCCCCCGCTCCGCACCGTAAAACCGGCCAGGAGGTTTGAACATGCGTCACGGAAAAGACACCCGCACGCTCGACCTGTTCGAAGTGCCGCAACCGGTACCGACTGTTCCCGGCCATGGCAACTACGGCACCGCAGTCAGCGAGCTGGTCGCCGAGATCCTCAAGGCCACCGACATCGACCGCTACGAAATTGCCGCCCGCATGTCGCGCCTCTCCGGCGACGACGTGAGCAAGAACATGCTGGACGCCTGGTCCAGTCCGGCGCGCCTGGACCACAACCTGCCGTTCTACCGCGCCGCGCTCCTGGAAGAAGTGTGCGACAGCCATGTGCTGACCAACTGGCTGGTGCAACAGCGCGGTGGGCGGGTCGCCTATGGCCGCGACGCCCTCAACGCCGAGCTGGGCCGCCTGGAGCGCCAGCGCGATGAAGCCGCCCGCAAGGCCCGCGAACTCAAGCGCCTGCTGGGAGGCAGCCATGCATAAGTGGTTTACCGCCCAGGAGCTGGTTGGTTTGCCGGGAATGCCGGGCACCGAACGCGCCATTCAGCTTCGTGCCAAGCGGGAAGGCTGGGAAGGCCAGCGCCGCCTCGGTAGCAAGGCCATCGAATACAGCTTCGCCGTCCTGCCGCCCGAGGCCCAGGCCGCCCTGCTGGCCCGCCTGGTCAACCAGGACGAAGCCGCCGAGTCCACCGTCATGGCTCCCGAAAGCGCACAGCGTGACGCCATTCCCGCGTCACGCCTTAGCGAATCGCAGCGCGCCGTCATGCTCGCCCGGCTGGCCTTCGTTCGCGAAATCGAGCGCATGAGCCAGGTGGTCACCCAGCAGCGCGCGATCCTGACCCTGGTTGGCCTGGCCCGCGACGGCGGCCTGAGCCCCTACCTGGAAGCGCGCGCCGCGCTGGCCAACGACCGCAAGACGGCCGACCGCAGCCTGAGCGAGCGCACCCTCAAGCGCTGGCTGAGCGACTACCGCAAGCTCGGCGAAGTCGGCCTGGCCCCCGAGCGGCGCCGGGCAGACATGAGCGTGCCCGCGTGGGCGCCGGACTTCCTGCGCTGCTACCAGCGTCCGACCAAGCCCAGTGTCGAAGCGGCCTATGCCGAATACGCCGCCAAATGCACCGGCGAGCGCCCGAGCATTCACCAGGTGCGCCGCTTCCTGGCCAAGCTGAGCCCCGAAGCCCGCGAACAGGGCCGGCGCAGCCCGCAGGAACTTAAGGCGCTGCAGCCGTTCAAGCGCCGCAGCACCGACGCCCTGCGGCCCGGCGACGTCTACACCGCCGACGGCCACAAGTTCGACGCCGAAGTGCTCAACCCGCGCACCGGCAAGCCGTACCGCCCGGAAACCACCACCGTCATCGACGTGGCCACCCGGCGCATCCTGGGCATCAGCATCGGTGAGGCCGAATCGGCCATCGGCGTCCTGGACGCCCTGCGCGATGCAGTCACCCGGGGCGGCATGTTCGCTTACTTCTATGTAGACAACGGCTCCGGCTTCGCCAACGAGCAGGTCCGCGAAGTGGTCGACCGCCTCGGCGGCACCATGACCCACGCGCTGCCCTACAACAGCCAGGCGCGCGGCCTGATCGAACGCGCCCACCAAACCATCTGGGTCAATGCCGCCAAGAAGCTCACCAGCTACATCGGCGCCGACATGGACAAGCACGCCGGCACCAAGGTGCACCGCATCAGCCGTCAGCAGCTGCGCGATACCGGCAGTACCCGGCTGATTCCCACCTTCGCCGAGTTCATGGCCGGCGCGGAATACGAGATCAACGCCTACAACGACCGGCCCCACCGGGGCCTGGCCAAGATCCGCGACCCGCACACCGGTGCCCTGCGCCACATGAGCCCCAACGAAGCCTGGGAAGCCGCCCGCGAAAGCGGCTGGGAACCCATGCTGGCGCCGGCCGAGCTGGTCGCCGACCTGTTCCGCCCGCAGGTCATCCGCCGCACCGCGCGCGGCGAGATCACCTGGGCCGGCCAGCGCTACTTCCTGGATGCCCTGCGCGACCTGCACGGCGAGGACGTCAGGCTCGCCTACGACGTGCGCGATGCCAGCCGCGTCTGGGTCCGCACCCTGGAAGGCGAACTGCTGGGTGAGGCGCTGCTGGACGGCAACGCCAGCGACTACCTGCCCAAGACCATGATCGAGCAGGCGGTGGAGCGCCGCGAACAGGGCCAGATGAAGCGCGCCATGGACAAGCTGGAAACCCTCACCGGCAAGCGCATCGAGCTGATCGCCCCGACCACCGCCCCCAGCGCCCAGCTCAGCCTGGAACAGTGCGAAGGCGCCCAGCGCTACGCCGCCCAGCTGGCTGCCGAACAGGTCCAGGTCTTCGAGATCCCCGGCGACACCGTGTCCCGCTACCGCCTGTGGGAGCAGCTGGACGCCCGCCAGGCGCGCGGCGAAGCCCTCAGCGCCGATGAAGCGCGCTGGTACCAGCGCTACCAGAACCATCCCGACTGGGCCTCGATGCGGCGCGTGTACGAACACGCTGCAGCGGCCCAGGCCTGAAATCCCTTGATTTGAGCAATAAGGAGAGAGCCCATGAAGAAGATCGTCCCGCTCACCAACGTCGGCCTGCTGGCCGGCGCCCTGGACCGCGCCCTGCAACGTCCCGCCGGCCTGCCCGGTCTGGTCGTCACCTACGGCCCCAGCGGCTATGGCAAGTCCGTCGCCGCCGCGTTCGCCGCCAACCTGCACCGCGCCTACTACGTGGAGTGCCGCGACACCTGGAGCAAGAAGGCCTTCCTGCAGGCCGTCCTGCGCGAGATGGCGCTGATCCCGGCGCGCACCCTGTCGGAGATGGTCGACCAGGTGGCCGAACAGCTCAGCCTGAGCGGCCGCCCGCTGATCGTCGACGACGTCCAGTACCTGCTGGACAAGGCCGCCGCCAACGTCCTGACCGACATCTACAACGCCAGCCAGGGCACCCTGGTACTGATCGGCGAAGAGCGTGTGCCGGCTAGCCTGGCCAAGCTGGAACGCCTGCACAACCGTGTCCTGGAATGGGTGCCGGCGCAACCGGCCAGCCTGGACGATGTTCGCCAACTGGCCCAGAACACCTACCCGAAACTGCACATCGCCGACGACCTGCTGGGCGACCTGCAGCGCGCGGTCAAGGGCTGCCTGCGCCGCGTCGCGGTCAACCTCTACCGGGTCCACACCGAAGCCCAGGCCCTGTGCGTCGACGGCATCGACCTCGCCACCTGGGGCAAGCGCGGCTGGTTCACCGGCGAGGCCCCGGCGCGGAGGGTGCTGTGATGCGCCCACGCAACAAGCCCGCCCACCTGGCGCAGATTGGCGGCAAGACCAACCGCCAGCGCATCTGGGAAGCCATCCGCGCCAAACGCGAGGGCTTCACCTGCTACGGCCTGGCGCGCGCCGCTGACGTGGATGACCCCACCGTGCGCGCCTACCTGGAAGCGCTGCTGGCCGGCGGCTACCTGGAGGCCGGACCGTTCTGCGGCGAGGCCTTTGCCGATCACCCGCTGCGCCTGGTACGCGACGTCGGTGCCGAGGCGCCGGCGATCTGCCGCGACGGCCGGCCCAATCGCCAGGGGCTGATCAGCGAGGCGCTGTGGCGCTCGCTGCGCATCCTCGGCGAAGCCACCGCCCAGGAACTGGCGGACCAGGCCAGCATGGTCGCCCCGACCACGCTGCACACGGTCAAGTCCTGGCTGCTGTGGCTCAAGCGCGCCGGCTATGTGCAGGTGGTCCGCGCCGGCCGAAGCTACCTGCCGGCGATCTATCGCCTGGCGCCGGGCAAGTACACCGGCCCGCGCCCGCCGGTGATCCAGCACATCAGCCAGGTCTACGACCCCAACCTGGGCAAAGTGGTGTACCGCCGCGAACCCGAGGAGCAGGTCGTATGAGCTGGCTCGAACTGCTACGCACCGAGGCCCGGGCCACCAGCATCACCGCCGCCGCCCAGCGCCTGGGCGTATCGCGCACCGCCGTCAGCCTGTGCCTGGCTGAGCGCTACCCGGCCAGCACCGAACACATTGAGGCCAAGGTCTGGGACGCGCTCGGCCAGATCGAATGCCCGGCCCTGGACAAAACGATCAATGCCACCGAGTGCCGCACCTACCGCGAGCGGTCGGCGCCTACTCACAACCCCATGGCCATGCAGTGCTGGAAAGCCTGCCAGCACTGCCCGCACAACCCCAACTGCGCTCAGCGTAAGGAAGTTGCCCATGCCCAGCTCCACTGACCCGCGCCCCCTGAAGGTACTCACCCCGAGCTTTAGCGCCCGTCTTGGCACCTTCAACAAGGCCGCCCGCCTGCTGCAGGAACAGGGCGTGCGCATGCACTGCCTCGACCTGATCCAGAACCGCATCTGCGTCGGCGCCGAGGATGCCCGCCGGCTGAAAGAACGCCACCAGCTCGGCATGACCCGCACCCAGCTGGAGCCCGACGGCGCCCGTTTTAGCGTGCCATTCCAGGGCATCACCCTGGAATGGTTCGAACCCAAGACCCTGACCGTTCACTGAAAGGAAGTACTCCATGAACGCACTCACCATCCCCGCCGGCTACCGGCGCGACGCCCAGGGCCGCCTGGTGCATGAAGAGCAGATCAAGCCCGTCGACAAGCTGCGCGACGAGCTGGTCATTCGCCTGGTTGATCAAGCCCGCACCGTCAGCCAGGTGCTGGCCCAGTTCAAGGGCGCCGCCTTCGGCGAGATCGAAGCCTTCGTCGACCTGTCCGCGCAGGAATACGGCGCCAAGCTGGGCGGCAAGAAGGGCAACGTCACGCTGCTCAGCTTCGATGGCCGCTACAAGATCCAACGCGCCATCCAGGAATCGATCAGCTTCGACGAGCGCCTGCAGGCCGCCCGCGCCCTGATCGACGAATGCCTGCAGGAGTGGACCGCCGACGCCCGCCCCGAGCTGGCCACCCTGGTCAACGACGCCTTCCGCGTCGACACCAAGGGCGAGATCCGCACCGCCCGCGTGCTGGCCCTGCGCCGCCTGGACATCCAGGACCCGCGCTGGCTGCAGGCCATGGACGCCATTGGCGATGCCTGCCAGGTGGTCGGCTCCAAGTCGTACATCCGCGTCTACGAACGCATCGGCGACAGCGACCAGTACCGGCCCATCAGCCTCGACATTGCGGGGGTGTGAGATGGCGCCCCGTCAGGAAAAACGGCTGAGCCTGGTGACGGTTGGCTACCAGACCTTCGTGCTGCCACAGGCCCAGGCGCTGAGGTTCTACGAGCTGGCCAGCCAGGCGCTGGAAGTGGACTACGACGGTGCGGGTGAGGCCTTTCGCTCCAGATACCGCGCCAAGGGGCAGCCCAGCGTCGAGTTGCAGGCGCTGGCCCCCGGGCAACTGATCATGCCGGAAGCCAGCGTGGTGCCTGCTTCCACGCCGCGCCTTCTGGGCCGAGAGAGGAACGGACATGCATAACGACCCCTTCGTCACCGTCGATGGCCATCGCATCTGCGACGCCGCCAGCCGGTTACACGCCATCGAACGTTTCAACCTGCAGCAGTGCCGTCAGGCCATCGCTGTTACGACATTGCAGAAGACCGTCGAGCAACGCCTGCGCGCTCGCATTCGCATGCTCGAAAAGGAGGCCCGCCATGGCTAAGCACGTCATCACCATCCGCGACGAGGGCACCGGCATTGCCGTCAATCTCAAGAGTGAAGGCTCGAAACAGACCGTCGCCGGCCTGACGGCACTGAGCTTGATTGATCTGATTGCGAAAGTGCTGCCGGAAGCCCAGCGGCGCGCTGTGTGCAGCTGTGCCAAATGCACCGCCAGCCGCATGGAGCCCAGCCCCACTCTCCACTGATGCGAAACCGCCCCGGTTGGGGCGGTCTGCCCAGCGTGGTGGCTGGGTACTGATGAGCAGCCGAGGAACCGATGGACCACAGCAAAGCCCTGGACAAGATCAAGAAATGCCTGCGCCTGGCCGCAAGCAGTAACCCGAACGAAGCGGCCGCCGCCATGCGCCAGGCCCGTGCGCTGATGGAGAAGTACCGGATCGAAGAGGCCGATGTACTGATGGCCGAGGTGCAGGAACACGGTGCCCGCAGCGGCTCCAAGCACACGCCCGCGCAGTGGGAAGCCAACCTGGCCGGCTGCGTTGCCCGTGCCTACGCCTGCCGGGTGCTGTTCGTGGTCGGCCTGGGCGAGTGGCGCTTCATCGGCGAGATGGCCGAAGTCGCCGGCTACAGCATGACCCTGCTGTTGCGCCAGGTTCGCCAGGCCCGCCGCGACTACATCGCCGACAAGCTGAAGCGCTGCAAGGCTGCCACCAAGACCAAACGCGCCGATGTGTTCTGCGACGCCTGGGTGTTCGCCGTGCGCCGTCAGGTCCAGGAGTTCGCCGGGCAGGAACAGCCCTCCCAGGCGGTAGAGGCCTATGTGAGCAAGCATCACCCGAGCCTGAGTGATCTCGACGCACGCAACCGCAACGCTGGCCGCCCCATCAACAACCGCTCGGCACAGGACGCCCTGCATGGGCTGGAGGCGGCCGCAGGCGTCCGCCTCAACCATGGCGTGGCCGGCACCGCGCCGCTGGCCCTGACCTGATGCGAAACCGCCCCGGCCGGGGCGGTCTGCCGGGCGTGGTGGCCCGGTACTGATGAGCAGCCAACCATGAGTGAAAGCAAGGCCGACCGCATCCGTCGGCAGAACAGGGAACGCCAGCAGGCCAAGCGCGACCGCGATGCCGCGCACCGCGAGAGGGTCGGCGCCGAGGTCGTCCAGGTCGAGATGTACGCCGGCACCCGCCGCGACCTGGAGCTGATGCGCCAGGTCGGCGGTTACGAGGAAGCCGACGAAGCCCTTACCCTGGCCATCCGCTACATGGCCGGGCTGGCCCGTAACAATCCAGCCGCCTTCCGGGCGGCCATGGACCCGAGGAACCCGGTATGACACCGACACACACCACAATGGCCAAGCCGCCAAAGCCGCGCACCAGTTGGTACGCGCTCGAACGCTACTGCCCGAGCTGCCAGGAATACTGGCCGGCGGACACGGAGTTCTTCCACCCGCGCCCCAACGGCAATCTGGACAGCTGGTGCCGCGCCTGCTCCAACGAGCACAAGCGGTTACGCGCGGCCCGCAAGCGCGCCCAGGCGGTCCTGCAATGAGCAGCCTGGCCAAGATCCACATCGCCAAGGCCCAGCTCGGCCTGGACGACGACACCTACCGCGCGCTGCTGGCCCGTGTGGCCGGCGTGCGTTCGGCCAAGGAACTCAGCCCGCGCCAGATCGGCGCCGTGCTGGCCGAGTTCCAGCGCCTGGGCTGGACGCCCAAGCCGGCGAACAAAGCCGGTCGCAGCACGCCGAAGCCCGCCGCAGAACGCAAGGCGCTGGTCGGCAAGATCGAGGCGCAACTGGCCGATGCCGGTCGGCCTTGGGCATATGCCGATGCCATGGCATTGCGCATGTTTAAGGTCGAGCGCGTGGAATGGTGCGACACCGATCAATTACGCCGCCTGGTGGCGGCTCTGACCTATGACGCACGTCGGCGCGAGGGGGACATGTGAGCAGTCACGATCTGTTCGGCGACGAGATCCCGGAAGACGCTCTGGCGTATGTGCAGTCGCCCGAGATCCGCGCCAAGTGGCCGAAGGCGCTGGCCGACCTGGTCAGCGTGATCGAGGCCGCCCACCTGCGGGCCGGGGATGGGCCCGAGGTTGCCCAGCGCCGGGCGTTCATCACGGTGCGGGCGCTGTCCCGCTACGCCGGTGGCCGTCAGCTCTACATGCCCAAGGATGACGTCCTGGAGCGCGCGCTGCGCGACCGCGAGATCTGGGCCAAGTACAAGGGCAACAACATCGAAGATCTGGCCGATACCTTTGGCCTGACCGTGATGCAGATCTACGCCATCATTGCCGAGCAGCGAACGCTGCACCGCCAGCGCATCCAGCCATCGCTGTTCTAGCAAAAGGCTTTACAAGCCGCCGCCCGGCGTGCTGAATGTTGCGCTTCCCCCTTCCCTGAAACCCGCCTGCCCGGCGGGTTTTTTACAGTAATAGCCTTTAATCCCGAGCGGTGATCGCCGCGCCGTACTGTCAGTGCTCCTTTTCCATTGGAGCTGGAACAGTGTCCGGCAACCGTCTAATCGCCCCCCGCGACTACGCCGCCGCGATCCTGGCCGAGCCATCGCTCGACCGGCGTCGCCAGCTGCTGGAGCGCTGTCCCGCCGAATGGCGCCCCCGGGTTGAAGAGCACGTCAGAAGCGCCTTCGCCAAGGCCCAGGCCTGCCGCAACTACCGAGCCGACCGGCAGCAGTTGGCCAAGGAAAAGCCGCCGGCCGCCCCGCGCCGCGAAGCCCTCAACGTCACCCATTACCGTAAGTCCGCCCCGGAGGTGGGCAACCGTCACCTGGCCGCGCTGCGCAGTCTGGTCGGAGGTGGCCATGGGGGTTAAGGCTCGCATCGCCGCCGGCACCCTGGTGCTGGCGAGCAGCACGCTCATGGCGTTTCTCGGCACCTGGGAGGGCGACGGTCAGAACCACGTCTACCCCGACCAGTTAGCCGATGGTTTGCCCACCGTTTGCAAGGGCATTACCCCACACACCAGCCCCTACCCGCTGGTGGTGGGCGATTACTGGTCCGAGGAGCGCTGCGAGGAAGTCGAGCGCATGGTGGTCAGCAAGGGCCAGCTGCAGTTGGCCGACTGCCTCACCAACTCGAACATCACCCAGAACACCTTCGATGCGCTGAGCAGCCATTCCCACAACTTTGGAGTACCGAGCACCTGCGCGAGCCGTGCCGTGGCGCTTATCAACCTGGGGCGTATCGCCGAGGGCTGCCAGGCACTGGCTTGGAAGGCTGACGGCACGCCGGCCTGGGCGTTCGTTGGCACTCGATTCGTGCGGGGGCTTCACCACCGGCGCCTGGACGAGGTTCGGCTATGTGAGGCCGGCCTATGAACCTCTCATGGTTGAAGGCCAGTTGGCCGCTGCTGCTCGCCCTGCTGATGGCCGCGACGCTGTGGATGCATGGCTCAAGCCAATGGGATCAGGGCTACGCCAAAGCCTACGCCGAGGCCGATGCCGCCCTGCAAACCCTCAAGCGCCTACACGCCGAAGAGATCGCGCTGCGCGCTCAGGCCGCCGAGCGCGATGCCAAAGCCGCCGCGCAGCAACTGCGCGACACCCTGACTCGCTTCGATCAACTGGCTGGCGAGCTGGCCAGCACCCAGCGCGAAAACCGCAAGACCACCGACCGCCTTACCGGAGAGATCGCCCGTGTCACCACCCTCTATCGCCAGACGCGGGATGCCGCGCCTGAGCCGCTGCCTGCTTGTGTGTTCACTCGCGGCTTTGTCCGCGTGTGGGACGAAGCCACCGGCGCAGCTCTGCCAGCCCCCGCAGATCCCGACCGAGCTGCTGCGCCGGCCGCCAGCGCCGGAGCCGCTGAGCAGCTCGATTCCGGCCTCGGCCAGGCCGACGTCCTCGGCCACCACACCCGCTATGCCGAGCAGTGCCGCAACACCGCCGCGCAGCTCAACCGACTGATCGACGCGCTGGAGGCGCAATGAACCTGAACCTGGAACTGGGCGAGCTGATCGGCTGGGCTCTCAGCCTGCTCGGGATCGTAACCGGCATCTTCACCGGCCTGGTCAAACTGCTCCTGGTGCAGTTCGAGAAGCGCCAGAACGAGCGCTTCGGTGCCCTGGAAGCCGCGCGTCAGGTTGCCTCCAAGCACTGGGAAGACAACTTCACCAAGCTGCTGGAGCGCCAGGACCGGGAGACAGAGACGGTCCGTCAGTTGGAAAAGTCCTTCCTGCGCTGGCAGGCCGACCTGCCGCTGCAGTACGTGCGCCGCGAGGACTACGTGCGCAACCAGACAGTTATTGAGGCCAAGCTCGACGCCCTGGCCTCCAAGCTCGAAGTGATCCAAATCAACGGAGCCCGACATGATTGATTCCGCCAAGGCGCGCCGTGAGTCGATGCGCTGGTACATCCTGCTGACCCTCAACAACGCCCGTCCGGTCGACCCGCACGAAGCCCTGGTGCTCTCCACGTTGCAAGGGATCTACCCCGACGCCACGCCTCTGGAGCTGCGCCGCGAGCTGGACTACCTGCACGACCGCAGCCTGGTCACGCTGAACAAGCAACCCAGCGGCCCGTGGATCTGCGGCCTGACCCACTACGGGGTGGACATCGCCGAATACACCGTGGACTGCCGCCCCGGCATTGCCCGCCCGGAAAAGTACTGGAGCGCCTGACATGCCGCCGCGCAGCAAGGTGGCCAGCCTGCCGGCCGAGGTAAAGGCCTGGCTCGACCAGGCCTTGGCCGAGAACAACTTCAGCGACTACGAAGCCCTGTCGGACGAACTGGCCGGGCGCGGTTTCGCCATCAGCAAGAGCGCGCTGCACCGCTACGGCCAGAACTTCGAAGAGCGCCTTTCCGCCCTGCGGCTGGCCAGCGAACAGGCCCGCGCTGTGGTGGCGGCCGCACCTGATGAAGAAGGCGCAGTCAACGAAGCGCTGATGCGCCTGGTTCAGGAGCACCTGTTCAAACTGCTGATGAGTGAGGAGGGCAAGATCGACCTGCCCAAGGTAGCCAAGGCCGTGGCCGAGCTGGGCCGCGCATCCGTAGTGCAGAAGAAGTGGGCCGCCGAGGTGGAAGTACGACGGGCGGCCCTTCAGGAAGCGGCAACGGTGGCCGAGGGCGCCATGGCCAGCCAGGGCATGAGTAAGGAAGCCATCGACGCGATCAAGCGCGACATTTTGGGGATCGCGTGATGGGGCTGTGGTCATTCGTTGGCGTCCTGGCGCTGGGCTGGGTCATCGGCTGGGTGCATGCGCACGGCGCTATTGCGTCGGAGTGTCGCCGTCTGGGCGGTTTTTATGTCGGTGACGCGGTCTTTCGGTGCGAGGTGCAAAAGCCTGGGGATTCCACGCCATGAGCAGCCCAGTGCCAAAGTCGGTGCTATTGCCCTATCAGCGGGTGTGGATCGAGGACCAGTCCGAACTCAAGATCGCCGAGAAAAGCCGGCGGACCGGGATCACCTGGGCGGAAGCCGCCGACGCCGTGCTGTCGGCCAGCGCCGCCAAGGCCGCGGGCGGCACGAACCACTTCTATGTGGGCTCCAACAAGGAGATGGCCATCGAATTCATCGACGCCTGCGCCATGTGGGCCAAGGCGTTCGATCGTGCGGCCAGCGCCATTCAGGAGGAAGTCCTGGTCGACGAGGACAAGGACATCCTCACCTTCAATATCCACTTCGCCAGCGGCTTCAAGATCCAGGCGCTCAGCTCCAGGCCGTCCAATCTGCGGGGCCGCCAGGGCAACGTCACCATCGACGAGGCGGCGTTCCACGAACAGCTCGCCGAGGTCCTCAAGGCAGCGCTGGCGCTGACCATGTGGGGCGCCAGGGTGCGTCTGATCTCGACCCACAACGGCGCCGAGAACCTGTTCAACGAGATCATCCAGGACAGCCGGGCCGGCAAGAAGCGTTACAGCGTGCACCGCATCACCCTGGATGATGCCTGCGAGCAGGGCCTGTACCAGCGCATCTGCCAGGTGCGCGGCAAGCCCTGGAGCCAGGAAGCGGAAGACCAGTGGAAGGCCAACCTGCTGGCCGATACCGCGACCCGCGAGGACGCCCTGGAGGAGTACTACTGCGTACCCAAGTCGGGCGGAGGCGCGTACCTGTCCCGCGCGCTGATCGAGGCGCGGATGGTCGAGGCGCCGGTGCTGCGCTTCGAGGGCACGGCCGAGTTCAACGCCATGCCGGAACACCTGCGCGCGGCCGAGATCCGCGACTGGTGCGAGCGGGAGCTGAAGCCGCTCCTGGAGAAGCTGAACCCCGGCGACCAGCACTGCTTTGGCGAGGACTTTGGTCGCTCGGGTGACCTGACGGTGATTGCGCCAATGGTCATTACCCCGCTGCTGCAGCGCCAGGTGCCGTTCCTGGTCGAACTGCGCAACGTGCCGTTCAAACAGCAGGAGCAGGTGCTGTTCTACGTGGTCGACCGCTTGCCGCGCCTGCGGGGCGGCGCCCTGGACGCTCGCGGTAACGGCCAGTACCTGGGCGAGCAGGCTGTGGAGCGCTACGGCGCCGGCCTGATCGAGGCGGTGATGATTAGTCAGGCCTGGTACCTGGATGCCATGCCCAAGTTCAAGGCCGCGCTGGAAGACGGCCAGCTGAGCATGCCCAGGGATCGGGAGGTGGCTGACGACCTGCGCGCCATTGAAGTGATCAAGGGCATCCCGCGCCTGCCCGACGGCAAGACCGGCAGCAGCAAGAACCGCCACGGCGACGCCGCCATCGCCCTGGCGATGGCCTATTACGCCTCGATGCTGGAGACGACCGTGATCGAGTTCATGGCCGCGCCGAAGTCGGGGCAAATCGACGATGACGACGACACCCACGAATCTGGTTTTGGAGGTGGTGGATGGTAGGCATCCCCAGCATGATCAAGCGCCTGTTTGGCGGCGACACGGCCGCCCTGGACGAACAGCAGACCGACGACACTGCCCGCGTTGGCCAGATCAAGCGCGAGTTTGCCGAGCACCCGACCAAGGGGCTGACGCCGGCCCGCCTCTACCAGATCCTGGAGGGCGCCGAGCAGGGGGACCTGCAGGCGCAGTCGGATCTGTTCGAGGACATGGAAGAGAAGGACCCGCAGATCGGCGCGGACATGCTCAAACGCCGCCAGCTGGCCGCCGAGCTGGAATGGCAGATCCTGCCGCCGGACAACGCCAGCGCCCAGGAGAAGAAGGCTGCCGATCACGCCAATGAGGTGTTCTCGGCCATGGAGGTCGAAGACCTGGTGCTCGATCTCGGTTCCGGTCTGGGCCACGGGTGGGCCAATCTGGAGCTGCCCTGGAAGCGCGACGGCGCGCTGCGCTACATCGAGCAGCCCATCCTGCGGCCGCACCGCTGGTTCCGCCTGCACCCGGAGGATCAAAACCTGCTGACCCTGCGCGACAGCAGCGCCACCGGCGCCGAGCTGTGGCCGTTGGGCTGGGTGCAGCACCGCCACCGCGCCCGGCCGGGCTATGTGGCCCGCTCGGGCCTGCATCGCATGCTGGCCTGGCCGTACCTGTTCCAGAACTACGCCCTGGGCGACCTGGCGCAGTTGCTGGAGATCTACGGCATGCCGGCACGCCTCGGGAAGTACCCGAAGAACGCCACCCAGAAGGAGAAGGCCACCCTGCTGCGCGCTGTGGTGCAGATGGGCAAGGATGCCGCCGGGATCATCCCCGAGGGCATGAACATCGAGTTCCTGGAGGCCGCGCAGGGCAGCGCCGATCTGTACCTGGCCATGATGAACTGGTGCGAGCGCAGCAAGGCCCGCATCATCCTGGGCGGCACTCTGACCAGCGGCACGGGCGAAGGCACCAATACCAATGCCCTGGGCAACGTCCATGAGCGCGGCCAGTCCAGCCTGATCCGCTCCGACGTGCGCCAGTACGGCGGCACCGTGCGCCGCTCGATCCTGTGGCCGATGGCGGCCCTCAACTTCGGGATCGCCGACGCCAACCGCGCGCCGCGTTTCGTCCTGGACATGGGCGAGACCGAAGACTTCCAGACCCTGGCCAACACCTTGCCGATCTACGTGGACATGGGCGCCAAGGTGCCCGTGTGGTGGTTGCATGAGAAGACCGGCATTCCCCAGGCTGGCGAGAATGACGCGGTACTGCAGCCGCGCCCGCAACAGCCCATGACCGCCATGCTGCGCGAGCAGTCCGCCGCGCCCCTGGCCGCGCTGCGCCAGGGCCAGCGCCCGGCAACCCCCGCCGATGCCATCGCCGCACGACTGGCCCGGGAGGGCGATCCGAAGGTGGCGGCCTGGCTGGAGCGTGTCGAAGCGATGCTGGCCGCTGCCAAGAGCCTGGAAGAGTTCCGCGAGATGCTGTTGGCCGCCCAGGCCGAGCTGGACGAGGACGAACTGGCCGCGCTGATCGGCGAGGGGCTGTCAGTCGCCGAGCTGGCCGGGCGCAGCGACATCGAGGACGTCTCGGAGCGTAGCGATGGCTGATGGCCAACCCACCCTGCACGCCGTGCTCGGGCGCCCGTTCGCCGAGCAGGTGGCGTTCTACCGCAACAAGTTGGGCAACCTGGTGCCCACCGCGCGCTGGGACGACATCCAGCGCGACGCCCACGACACCGGCTTCATGGTCGCCGGCGCGGCCAAGGCCGATCTGCTGGCCGACCTTGCCGTGGCGGTTGATCGGGCAATCAGCGAGGGGCGTGGCCTGGGCGAATTCCGCACGGACTTCCGCGCCATCGTCCAGCGCAACGGCTGGCACGACTGGACGGGAGAAGGCACCCGCGCCGGTGAGCGCTGGCGTACCCGAACCATCTACCAGACCAACGCAATGACCAGCTATTCGGCGGGACGTTTGGCACAGCTCCAGGACGCCGGCTTCGAGTACTGGATCTACAAGCACAACGACTCGGTGCGCAACCCCAGGCCCGAGCACAAGAAGCTCGACGGTTTGACCCTGCCGGCCAAGCACCCGTTCTGGAAACGCTACTACCCGCCAAATGGGTGGGGCTGCCAGTGCTATGTGGTGGGCGCGCGCACTGCAGCTGCAGCACGCCGCCTGGGCGGCGATCCAGACAAGGCGCTCCTGGACGGCTGGAACGCGGATCAGGCGCCGGGGATCGATGAAGGCTGGGACTATCAGCCGGGCGCGAGGGTCGCCCAGGCCATCACGCAGATGGCCGAGAAGTCGCGCGCCTGGCCCTACGAGATCGCCAAGGCCTACATGGCCGGCGTGCCCGACCGCCTACGCGATCAGCTGTCGCGCAGCTACCGGGCGCTGCCCAGCGTGGCAGACGATGCCAGGCGCTATGCCCAGCGCGTACTGCGGGGAGACGATCCGGGCCAGATCCCGGCCTACCGTACCCTGGGGCTGCTGGCGTCGGCAGACGTGGTCCAGGTGCGCCAGCTCAAGGAACTGGCGGTGGACGGCTACGACTACGCCCTGGACGTGTCCACGGTGCGCCACGTACAGCGCAAGCATGGCGGCAGTGGCGAGCACGCCCGGGGACAGCGGCCGGTCACGGCAGCGGATTACGCGGTGTTGCCCAGGTTGCTGAATGAGGGCGGCGAGCTGATCGACGCGGGCGTTTCCGAGTCAACCAAGACGCCACTGGTGCGTCGCGAGCTGACGCTGGGCAATGAAACCTATGTGGCGGTGTTCGAGGTGCGCAAGGGGCGCCGCATGCTGGTGCTGCAGACGTTTTACGTGCGGGAGCGGAAGTGATGTGGCCTTGTCCCCGCCCTAACGTCCAGGACGTTTCATGGTTTGAGCATGACGGTGCAGTGCCCAAGGCCGGCAAGGAGTATATCCGATGATCCAGGAGCGGGTGGACAACCGGCGCGTGCTGGAGGCGCTGAACGGCCTGATACGGCGAGCGCAGAACATGCGCCCCGCGCTTCAGGACTTGGGCGAATACTTCATCGAATCCACCAAGGGCCGCTTCGCCAGCAAGACGGCGCCCGATGGCAGCACCTGGAAGGGCAACTCGGACCAGACCATCGCCCGCAAGGGCAACGATGATGCGCTGATTGGTGAAAGCCGGCGCCTGTCCAATGAAATCCACTACCGGGCGACCGATACCTCGCTGGAATGGGGCAGCAGCCTGGTCTATGCCGGCATGCAGCAGAACGGAGGCTTGAAATCAGCCTACCCGCACCTGTGGGGCGACATCCCGGCGCGCCCTTTTCTGGGACTGTCCAGTGAAGACGAAGCGGGGGCGCTGGAGATCCTCCAGGAGCATCTGGCCGAGCCGCTGGGGGGTGGTCCCCTGTAAGGGCCTTGGCGCGCCGATCAGGCGTTGGGCGCTACCTTCGCCTGCGTAAGGAGCGAGATGGCCGTTAAACGGGCGTTAAATCCCCTTGCAGGCGCACGGGCAAGGGCCGAGTCAGCATGGAATCCGCCAGATACCCTTATCTGGTAACCTTTCCGGCGCTTCATCCCTCTCGGCCGCCCGGCCCGCAATACCAAAACCCTTTAATCCCGACCGCGTGCCGTGCCCTCCGAAGATGGGGGCATGAAAACGAAGCCCAGATTCCCCGTCGCTGCCTGTTCCCTGGCCCTGCAAGTGGTCGCCGAGGGCGGCATGACTCGCCTGATTCCAGCCGGCACCTTCAACGCCCCGCGCGGCGCCCTGGAAGGGGCCGGCCCCTGGTTCCTGGACGAAGCGGCCGCCCGGCCGATCATCAAGCGTGCCGCAGCGCGCAGCACCGACATCGTCATCGATTACGAACATCAGACCCTGCTGTCCGAGCAGAACGGCGAACCCGCGCCGGCATCCGGCTGGATCGACCGCACTTCGCTCGAATGGCGCGAAGACGGTCTCTACGGCCGTGTGGACTGGAAGGCCCGCGCCAAGGCGGCCATCGACGCGGATGAATACCGCTACCTGTCCCCCGTTTTCCCCTACGACCCCAAGACCGGCACCGTGCTGGATCTGCTGCATGTCGGCCTGACCAACAACCCGGCCATCGACACCGCCATCCCCGCCCTCGCTGCGGCCCGTCTGGGCAGTGGCGCCTATGACTCTACCCACGAGGAAGACACCGTGAATCGTGAAGACCTGATCAAGCTCCTGGGCCTGTCCGCAGACGCCACCGACGAGCAGATCACCGCAGCCATCAACGTCCTGATCAAGGCCAAGGCCGACGCCGAGGAGGCGGTCGCCGCCGCCAAGGATGAATCCGATAAGGCCATTGCCGCCGCCAAGGCCGGTGCCAAACCCGACATGAGTCAGTTCGTGCCGCTGGCGGTGTTTCAGGAGCAAGGCGCGCAGCTCGCCGCCCTGCGCGCCGGCAGCACCGTCGCCGAGCTGGACAAGCTGATCGAGGAAGGCCTGGCGGACGGCCGCATCCCGGGCAAAGCCACCGCCGAATGGCTCAAGCCTCAGGGCCTCGCCGCTTGCAAGGCCTACCTGGATGGCGCGACCCCGATTGCCGCCCTGCGTGGCAGCCAGACCGCAGGCCGCCAGCCGGACGAGACCGGCAAGAAGGACGGCGACCTCAACGAATCCGAACTGGCGGTGTGCAAGGCCATGGGCATCAGCCCGGCCGAGTACCGCAAGCACAACCCGAAGGAGTAAGCCCGCATGGTTGCCGCAACCCAGAACCGCAACACCCCGAGCGTCTCCGGCTACCGCCGTGGCTATCCGGTCGCCGCCAGCGCCCTGTGCCTGGCCGGCACCCTCGCCGTGATCGATGCCGCTGGCCTGGTGCAGCCAGGCGTCACCGGCCTGGACCTGGTGGCGGTCGGCGTCTTCGAGTCCCTGGTGGACAACAGCGCCGGCGCCGACGGCGAGCAGACCGCCGAAGTGCTGCGCGGCTTCGCCCGCCTGGAGAACAGCGCGGACGCCGACGAGATCACCGCCGCCGACATCGGCAAGGCCTGCTTCATCGTCGACAACCAGACCGTGGCCAAGACCGATGGCACGGGCACCCGCTCCATTGCCGGCATCGTCGACGCGGTGGATGACGCAGGCGTCTGGGTGCTGATCGATCCCACCAGCGGCGTGCTGCTGTAACGGCAGCCGCACCAGCCCCTTTCACCGCAGAGGACATAGCAATGGATCTTACTTCCGCCAACCTGCAGGCGCTGTTCCGCGCCTACAACACCAGCTTCCAGCGAGGGTTCGCCTCGATGGGCGCCGATGGCGCGCTTTACGAACAGTTCTGCACCACGGTGCCGTCCACGACCGCCGTCGAGGTCTACCCCTTCCTCAAGAGCCTGCCGCGCCTGCGCGAATGGATCGGCGACCGCGTGGTGCACGGCCTGGAGGGCGGCGAGTTCAGCATCAAGAACCGCAAGTTCGAACTGACCGAGGGCGTCAGCCGCGACGCCATCGATGACGACACCTATGGCCTCTACGCCCCGGTGTTCGAGGAGTTCGGCCGCTCCAGCCGCGAGCACCCCAACGAACTGGCGGTCGAGACCCTGATCGACAACCCGAAGTGCTACGACGGCGCCGCCCTGTTCGGCAACCACATCGTGCTTGATGAGAAGAACAAGGAAAAGCAGGTCAGCAACGACATCGGTGGCTCCGGTCCGGCCTGGTACGTAATGGACCTGACCCGTGTGATCAAGCCGGTGGTGTTCCAGAAACGCCGCGACTACGACTTCAAGGCGCTGACCGACCTGAACAGCGAACGCGTGTTCATGTCCGACCAGTTCGCATTCGGCGTCGACGCCCGGGTCAACGCTGGCCCCGGCCTGTGGCAGTTGATCGTGCGCTGCAAGGAGCCGCTCAACGCCGAGACCTACGAGGCGGCCCGAAAGCGCCTGCAGGATCTGAAGGGTGACCACGGCCGGCCGCTCGCCCTGCGTCACAGCCACACCATGGTGCCGAACAGCTACGAGGGCGCCGCCCTGCGTGTGCTGAACAACGCCCAGGCCGCGAACGGCGCGACCAACGAATGGGTCGGCACCTCGAAGCTGATCCTCAACCCCTGGCTGCCTGGCGCAGCCTGATAAGGACCCGCCATGGCCGCCTATCTCACCCTGGATGACCTGATTCGTCGCTTCGACCGCGAGGAGATCCTTGATCTCGCCGAGGACAAAAGCGACGACACCGGGCAAACCATCGACCAGGTCAAGGTCGACGACGCCATCCAGGACGCGACCGGCGAGATCGACAGTGCCCTGGCCGGCGGCGGCTACCGCCTGCCGCTGGCCAGCGTGCCGCCGATTCTGACGGCCTACGGCTGCGACATCGCCCGTTACCGGCTCTACGACAATCGCGCCACCGAGCAGGTGACCAAGCGCTACGACGACGCCATCCGGGCTCTGCGCTCGATTGCCAGCGGCGCGCTGAAGCTCGGCCTGCCGAAGGTGGATGACGACGTCACCAGCGCCGGCGATGTGGTGATGATGCCGGGCCGCCGGACCTTTCCGGGAGGGGTGTTCTGATGCTGGCCGAGGTAGAGGACGCCATGATCGAGCGCTGCCAACTCCTGGTGGGTGAACACGTCAAGACCGTGGAGGACCTGCCGGGCAACTGGGACGACGCGACCCTCAAGGCCGCCCGTCGCAAGGTGCCCGGCATCTATATCGCCTGGTCGGGCGGCGCCGCCGTCAATGGCCCCCGCGCCGCGATCAACGGCCGGTATGCCGTGTACGTCGTCACCGGCCAGGCCAGTGGCGAGCGGGCGCGGCGCCGGGGCAGCAACCGGGAGGTGGGCGCCTACGAGATCCTCGAACGGGTGGTGCCCGGGCTGCACGGCCTGTCCGTGGCGGGGGTTGGCACGCTCCAACTGGAGCGGGTCGACAACCTCTACTCGGATCGGGCTGACCAGCAGGGGATCGTCATCTACGGCGCCGTCTTCGGCCTCGCCAAGATGATGTTTCCGGCCGCCCTGGACGCCAGCGCACTGGCCAACTTCGAGATCTATCACGCCACCCACAAAGTGCCGGCCGGCCCGGATACCGAGACCCATCTCACCCTGCCCACGGGCAGCGAGGAACAGCCATGAAGCGAGTCATCAAGCCGGCCAGGCCGGACCTGGTCGTGCGCCGCCCGGAGAACGGCCAGAAGCTGGCCGCCCAGGGCGAGCCGGTCGAATGGTCGGCCTACTGGCAACGCCGCCTGAACGAAGGCGATGTGGCAGAAGTGCCAAACAACGCGCAAGCAGCGCACGCGCAGTCGGCGGCCGAGCCGCTTCCGGCCACGCCTGAGAAGAAAGGGGGTGCCAAGTAATGGCCATCAGCTCCACGGTATTCAACGACATCCCGGCCGCGTTGCGCCTGCCGGGTTGGTACATCGAGTTCGACAACCGCCTGGCCGGCAACGCCGTGTTCCAGGGCAAGCTCCTGGTGCTTGGCCAGATGCTCGATACCGGTAGCGCCGCGCCCCTGGTTCCGGTGCGCGTGACCCGCGACGGCCAGGCCGACGAACTGTTCGGCCGTGGCTCGATGCTGGCCGAGCAGTTCCGCGCCATCAAGAACGTCGACCTGTACACCGAGACCTGGGCCATCCCGCTGCAGGACGCCGACCTGGCGGTAGCCGCTAAGGGCGCCATCTTGGTGACCGCTGGCCCGTCCGAAACCCGGCCGCTTGCGCTGTATATCGCCGGCTATCGGGTCTGGTGCGAGATGGTTGCCGGGGCCGAGCCGTCCGTTGCCGCCCAGGCCATCGTCGCGGCCATCAATGCCGATGACCGCCTGCCGGTCACCGCCAGCATTGGCGCGGGTGCTCCTGAGCAAGTGGACATTACCTGCCGCTGGGGCGGCGAAAGCGGCAACAGCATTTCCCTGGGCGACAGCCTCAAGGGCGAGGAGCGTACCGCTGGCCTGGGGCTGACCTTCACCGCGCCGACCGGGGGTGCGGTCAACCCGGATCTGCTGCCGGCCGTGGCCGCCATGGGCAGCGAGTGGTGGAACTGGATCTGCCTGCCCTATACCGACACCGTTTCCCTGGAGGTGATCGAGGAGGAGCTGGCCAAGCGCTACGGCCCGATGCGCCAGATTGGCGGGCGCGCCTTCGCCGCCTTCCGGGGCAGCCATGCCGCTACGGCCACGCTGGGCAACGGCCGCAACTCGCCGCACCTGTCGATCATGGGCATGGGGGCGTCGCCCAGTGCGCCGTGGGTATGGGCCGCAACCAACGCCATCGTGGCCGCCAAGGCGCTGGCCATCGACCCGGCCCGCCCGCTGCAGCGCCTGCCGCTGCCCGGCCTGATCGGCCCGCGCGAAGACCAGCGTTGGGATGACCCCGAGCGCAACCTGCTGCTGTTCGATGGCATCGCCACCTACACGGTGGCGGTCGACGGCACGGTGCAGATCGAGCTGCAGATCACCACCTACCAGCGCAACGCCGCCGGCATGGCCGATGACAGCTACCTGCTGATCAACACGCCCGAAACCCTGGAGCGCATCCGCTACGAGCAGCGCAGCACGTTCGCGCAGAAGTATCCGCGCCACAAGCTGGCCGAGGATGCCGACCGGATGCTGTACGACCCGAGCCAGCCGGTGATGACGCCCAAGGTGTGCAAGGCCGAGCTGCTGAGCTTGTACCAGCAGACCTTCATGGGCGAGCGCGCCTGGGTGCGCGACTACACCGGCTACAAGGAAAGCCTGCAGGTAGGCATCGACCCGGACAACCCGAACCGGCTCAACGTCATCGATCAGCCGATGCTGATCGGCCAGTACAGCGTCCACGCCCAGCAGACGCAGTTCCGCCGCTAACCAGAGGAAACCGACATGAGCGGAAAGGTAACCGGGATCGCCACCATCCGAGTCGATGGCCGCGAGATTCCCACCGAGCGGGGGGCGACCCTCAACCCCGGCGGGGTCAACCGCACCACGCGGATGGCTGGCCGGCGGGTGCACTTCAACGAAGAACCCGTGGCGCCGACGCTGCAATGCACGGTGCTGCATACCCCGGACGTCGATCTGATCGAACTCAACGCCATTACCAACGCCACCGTCCTGTTCGAGTGCGACAACGGCCAGGACTACATGCTGGTCGGCGCGTTCGTGACCGAGACGGCCGAACTCAACTCGGGCGAAGGCCAGGTGCGCCTGAACATGGCCGCTCGCCGCTGCGAAAGGATGTAACCGATGCCGACTACCGAATTTCTGGCGGGCCTGAGCCTGACCGCCGACCAGCTCGCCCGCGTCCAGGACCTGGGCGACGCCGTGCAGATCACCCTGGTTGAACCCATCACCTACAAGCACAGCAAGCTCGATGGCGAGCGCACGCTCACCGAGCTGCACCTACCGAAGAAGGTCAAGGGTAAACACATGAAGGCCATGGACAAGGCTGCCGGCGAGATCAGCCAGAGCTTCGCGCTGGTGGCCGCCATGACCGGCGTTCCGCCCCATGCCATGGATGAGCTGGACGCTCTCGACTTCGACCTGGTGATGGCTGTCCTCGACCCTTTTTTGCCGAAGTCCCGGCGGACTGGGACGGACTTGTCCGAGCCGTAGCGGCGACGTTCAGCGGGTTCAACCCGCTGGACCTGCTGGAGATGGATGTGGATGACCTGCGCTGGTGGTTTGGCCAGGCGGAAAAGTTGGCAGAGGAAATGAAACGGCATGGCGGGTGAACTCAGAACATCGGTGATCCTGGAACTGGTTGATCGGCTGACCTCGCCGCTGCGTCGGGTTACCCAGTCGCTGTCCGGGCTGGCCCGCCGTGCCGGGCTGAACAACCTGCGCACCTCGGCCCGGGGCGTGCAGACCGCCCTGGCCGGCACCCTCAAGCAGGCCATGGCCCTGGGCAAGGGGCTGGCCGTCGTCGGCGGCGCTGCGGCGGCGGCCGGCTGGGCGCTGACCCGCATGGTCGGCGGCGTCGCCACCCTGGGCAACGAGATCAAGATCAGCTCGGAGCGCCTCGGCGTCGCCGCCGGCTGGCTGCAGGAATGGCAGTACGCCGGCCAGCAGTTCGGCGTAGGCAATGACGCCCTGGTCGATGGCCTGAAGGAACTGGGCCTGCGCGCCGACGAGTTCGTGATGACGGGCTCCGGCGGCGCCGCCGAGGCGTTCAAGCGCCTCGGGATCTCCGTCCAGGATCTTCGCGGCACCGCTGGCCAGACGGAAAAGCTGCTCGACCTGGTGCACAGCCGCATGGGCACTATCGAGAACGATGCCGCCAAGCAGCGGATCTTTGACGAGCTGTTCGGTGGCAGTGGTGGCGAGCAGATGGTGGCCATGCTGACCCAGTCCCGCGAGGAGCTGGACAAGCTGCGCCAGGCCGCCCGTGACAATGGCGCGGTCCTCAGTGACGAGGACATCGAGCAGTCGCGCCTGTACGTGCGGCAGATGAACGAACTGAGCAGCGCCTTCCGATCGATCAGGGAAGCCGTGGTGGGCGCCTTGCTGCCCACTATCAACCAATGGCTGGGAGGCCTGCGCGAGCTGTCCAAGGCCAACCGCGAGATGATCACTCAGCAGATTCTGGAGCGCCTGCGGCAGTTATGGGAGGGGCTGCGAGTGGTGGGCGTGGTCGTTACCTGGGCTGCTGATCTCGTGGGGGGCTTCGGCAATTTGATAATTGGCCTCGCGGGGATACTTGCTGGAAGGCTCCTTATCTCCCTGGCGCTAGCCACTGTTTCTATCGCCAAGTTTGCTTTGGCCCTGTCTGGGTCCGTGATTAAAGCTGTCGTGTCCTTCTCAGCCAGTCTGCTCGGCATGGCCGTTCGTGCTATCCCGGCGGCGATCATGGGCATCCGCGCGCTTTCGTTGGCACTGATCACCACGCCGATTGGCTGGATCATCACCGGCATCGCCGCGCTGGCCGGGGCCGTGTACCTGATCTACCGCAACTGGGACAGTATCGCCGAATGGTTCAAGGCCCTGTGGGGCCGGGTGAAGGCGTTCTTCGACCGGGGCATGGGCGACATCGCCAAGGACCTGCTGTCATTCAGCCCGGCCGCGCTGCTGCTGAAGGCGGTGGATGCGGTTTTCGAACTGTTCGGCGCTCGGCCGCTGAGCGAGCTGGGGCAAGAGTGGATCGGCGGCCTGGCCGACGGCATCGCCTTGCGCTTCGAGAAGATGACCGGCTGGATCAAGCAGCAGGTCAGCGCCCTGACGGGCTGGCTGCCGGACTGGATGACCGGTGGCGATAGCCTGGCGAAGCGCATCGGCGCGCCGGCGGCCGGCGCTGCGGCCGCCCCGACGCTGGGCGCCCCGGTGCTGGACAATCGCCCGCCGCCCCTGGTTGCTCCAGGGCGGACCGAAGTGGGCGGCGAGCTGCGCATCAGGATCGATGCCGAGGGCCGGCCGCGCGTGGCGTCGATGAACGCCCACGGCGGCCTGGATTACCGCGTGGAAAGCGGCCTGCTGGGGATGGTGCCGTGAGCCTAGCCCTTGTCGCCGGCCCCGACATCGCCATCGGCGATGCGCTCAGCAGCCACCTTTTTGATAACGCCGCTATGCACCCCGCCGGCAACAAAAGCCCCGAAGAGAACGGGGACCCACCACGGCGATTCAACGGGGGCGAATGCAATCAAAACACCCGCCGCGATGCCCGCGGCTGCGGCGATCAGCGCGGCTTTTTCAGTCGGTTTCATGAACTGTCCTCCACTGACGTTAAATGCGGGGAGCCTACCACATGACCTGGCGTGATCGCATAGACCCGGACTTGCGCGGCAGCTATCGCGGCGTGGAGTTCTTTGTGGAGCGTGCCGACACCACGGGCGGCCGCCGCTGGCTGGTGCACGAGTACCCGCGCCGCGACGTGCCGTACGCCGAGGACATGGGCCGGCGTGCCAAGGAATGGCGCCTGACCCTATTCGTTGCCGGGGATGACTACGACCGCCAGCGCGACAAGCTGATCGAGGCGCTGGACGCCCCGGGTTCCGCCACGCTGGTGCACCCGTACCTGGGCACGAAGGTGGCGGTGGCATCCGAGGTGCGCTTCAGCGAATCCACCCGCCAGGGCGGCGTCTGCGAGTTCGAGGTGACCTTCGCAGAGGATGGCCTCCAGGGCGAGCCGACCCTCTCGGTGGACACCCAGCGCGAGGTCCAGCGCGCCGCCGTGGTGGTAGAGGCCGAGGCCGAGCAGGATTTCGCCAGGCGCTGGAACATTGACCTGGCGGGCTGGTCGTCGGCTATCGAGCGCGATCTGGCGGCGGTGATTGATGGCCTGAATCAGGTCGTGGGCGATGTCTCCGACCAGATCGCCAGCGTGATTCGCTCGCCAGCGAATATCGCCGGCATGCTGGCGGGCGGCTACAACCGCCTGCGCAACGCCGTGAAGCGGCCGGTGAATGCCCTGGAGCTGTATAGCGGCGATAGCGCGCTGTCCATGGGCAGCGCTGGCCGTCTGCGCACCCCAGCCGGAACCCCGGCCCGCGCTGTGCGGATGCTGCTCGCCGTTGGTATCAGTGGCGATTCGGTGGCCGGAACAGCGGCAGGCGCCGCCGAGGATGCGCAGCGGGCGAGCAACATCCAGGCGGCCAACCAGCTCAACGGCCGGCTGGCCGCGTCCACGGCCGCGCGTGTGGTCGCGGACGCCGATTGGCTGTCGCGCCAGGACGCCGAGGCCGCCGGCCGGGACGCCCTCGCCCTGATCGATCACACGATGGAGACGGCTGAGCCGATCAGTGACGACATGTACAACGCCTTGGTCGCGCTGCGCGCCGCGTTGTCCGCCGACCTGCGCGCCCGCGCCCTGGCCATGCCGAACCTGACCCAATACACGCCGCAGGCCACGTTGCCGGCCCTGGTGGTTGCCCAACGCCTGTATGGCGACGCGACCCGCGCCGACGAGATCTGCCTGCGCAACAACATCCGCCACCCCGGCGCCCTGCGCGGCGGGATGGCTCTGGAGGTCGTCAGTGAGTGACGAGCAGGTTGTGCTGCAGATTGGCAGCGACCGGCATACCGGCTGGCAGGAAGTGAGTATTCGCCTGTCCCTGGAGCAGATCGTCGATGAGTTCCAGTTAACGCTGACCGAGCGCTGGAATGAGTCCGGCGAAGTGCGGGCGGTCTCACCCGATGCCGCCTGCACCCTGTCGATTGGTGACGAGCTGGTGCTGACCGGCTACCTGGACGAGGTGCTGCCGGACTATGACGCCGAGAAGCACACCATCGTGGCCAACGGCCGCAGCAAGGCCAGCGACCTGGTCGACTGCAGCGGTCACGAGCAGCGCCTGGCCGGCCGCACCCTGCACCAGATCGCGCAGGCCTTGGCACAGCCTTACGGCATCGAAGTCGTCGACACCGTGGGGGCGAGCAAGCCGTTCCGGGAGTTTGTCCTGGAGGACGGCCAGCCCATCGCCGAGGGCATCGAACGCGCAGCGCAGCTCCGGGCCGCGCGGGTGGTTAGTGACGCCCAGGGCCGTCTGCTGATCGTCCACGCCGTGCGACGGGAAATCCGCACGGCCCTGGTACTGGGGGAGAACATCCGCCGCGCCTCGGGCGTGTTCAGCAACCGCGACCGTTTCAACACCTACATCGTCGAGGCTCAGACTCCCGGCGACGACCACTGGAACGGTGCCCAGGCCTCAGGCCCGCGCGGTGTCGCGCGCGATCCCCGCGTGCGCGGCCCGCGCACCACGCTGGTGGTGTGCGATACCCCAGCCGACAGCCGCGACTGCGCGGAGCGCGCCCAACTGGAGGCCCGCATGCGCTGGGCCAAGGGGCGTGGCGTGACCTACACCGTGGGCGGCTGGCGGCATGAGCAAGGCGTGTGGCGGCCGGGCGACCTGGTGCCCGTGCGGGATGCCTATCTCGGCCTCGACGAACCGCTGCTGGTCAGCGAGGTGCAACTGATCGAGGGGCTGGACGGCCGCCGCGCCGAGTTGCGTGTCGTCCCGGCGGCAGCCTTCGAGCCAGTTCCGATTTCGGAATCTGACGAAGACCGGGGGTGGTGATGGATAAGCGCACCCTGTCTCGCGTGCTCAGTCCCGTCTGGCGTCGCCTGCGGCTGCTCATCAGCCGGGGCGCCCTGAAACTGGTCGATGACAGCCACACCCTGCAACGGGTGCAGGTCACCTTGCTGGGCGACGCGCCGGCCTGGGCCGAGCGCTTCCAGCAATACGGCATCACCTCCGTGCCGCATCCGGGCGCCGAGGTTGTAGTCGCGGCCATTGGCGGCGCGCGGGCGCACCTGGTGGCTCTGGCCGTGGATGACCGGCGCTATCGCATGGCCGCCCTCAAGGCCGGCGAGATGGCCATCTACGACGATCAGGGCCAGTCGGTACACCTAACCCGCGAGGGCATTGTGGTCAAGGGCGCCGGCCTGCCGCTGGCGTTCACGGATTGCCCGCTGGTGACCATGGATGGCGACCTGCAGGTTGCGGGCGGAGTAACCGTAGGCGAAGCCCTGCAGGTTGCCGGCTCGGCGACGGTAGACGGTGCCCTTCAGGCGGACCAGGTGAGCGATGCCGTCGGCAGCATGCAGGGCATGCGCGACGTCTACAACCTCCACGCCCATGCCCCCGATGGCCCCGCCCCAAGGATGGCTTGATGGACATTGCACTGGTTTTTGACCCCAACGCCAAGGCCTTCGATCTGGCCGTCGCCGATGGCGACCTGGCCACCGATGAAGGGCTGGAAACGGCGGTGCTGCTGTCGCTCTATACCGACCGCCGCGCGCTGCCCGAGGACGATCTGCCCGACGACGGTACTGACCGGCGGGGCTGGTGGTGCGACGCCTACTCGGATCGCCCGCACGGCTCGCGGCTGTGGCTGCTTTCGCGGGAAAAGGAAACGGACCGAGTGCTGCGCCGGGCCGAGGAATACGCCCGCGAGGCGCTCGACTGGCTGGTTAGGGATGGCATCGCCACCGTCGAGGTGGAAGCCGTCCACCTGCGCCGAGGGGTGCTGCTGTTGATTGTGGGCATCCAGCGCCCTGGCCGGGCCCTCTTGGAGCGCCGTTACGAGTATGTATGGGGAGTGAACCATGGGATTTAAGCGACCCTCGCTGCCCGAGCTGATCGAGCGCGTCGACAGCGACCTGGTCTCGCGGCTGCCGGGTGGCCAGGCGGTGCTGGCCAAGCGCCTGACCCGCATCCTGGCCGCCGGCGAGGCGGGCGTGGCCCACGGCCTCTATGGCTACCTGCAGTGGCTGGAAAAGCAGCTGTTTCCGGAGACCTGCGATGACGATCTGCTGCACCTGCACAGCGTCGGTGTACCGCGTCGTGAAGCCGGCACGGCCAGCGGGCCGCTGATCTTCAACGGCGCCCCCGGCGCGGTGATCGATGCCGGCACCCTGCTGCAGGTCGGGGGCATGGAGTACCGCGTCGTCCAGGACACCGCCCTACTGACCAGCAGCGTTACCGCTGAGGTCGAGGCGCTCGAAGCTGGCAGCGCCGGCAGCCAGCCCGCCGGGGTCCAGATGACGCTGGTGTCTCCAGTGCCGGGGGTGAACCCCATTGCCACGGTCGGCGAGGCGGGAATCTCCGGCGGCGCGGATGCCGAGCGCTTCGACAGCTGGCGGGATCGCATCCTGCTGCGTCGCGCGCGGATTCCTCGCGGCGGTGCCCAGGGCGACTGGGTCGAGTGGGCCCTGCAGGTACCGGGCGTGACCCGCGCCTGGGAAGACCCGCTGGGGATGGGGCCGGGCACTGTCGTCCTGTACATCATGGCCGACTCCGCCATTGATGGGCCGCTGCCGTCCCAGCAGTTGCTAGAAGCCGTGTTCGTCCATATCGAGCGGTTGCGCAACGTCACCGCGCACGTCTATCCCGTCGCGCCTACGCAGGCGCTGTTCAGGCCCCGGCTGCGGGTCACGCCCAATAACAGCACCATTCGCTCGGCTGTAGAGCAGCGGCTCCAGGAACTGATCCTGCGTGAAGGCGCCCCCAGCGGCACGTTGCTCATCTCGCAGATTCGCAACGCCATTGGCACTGTCGCCGGGGTAACGGATTACGAGCTGGAGTGGCCGACCGCCAACGTCACGCACAGCCGTGGCCATCTGCCGGTGTGGGGAGGTGCCGAGTGGCTGGTTTGACCGCTGACGACTACCGCCAGCAGCTGTTCGCGCTGCTGCCGCCGGGCGTCCTCTGGAGGGCTGACCCGGGCTCGGTGCTGCAGCGCCTGCTTGCGGGCCAAGCCCGGGAGTTCGCGCGCATCGATGAGCGCGCGATGGCGTTGCTGGGCGAAGTCGACCCGCGCCAGGCGCGCCACACGTTCGAGGAGTGGGAGGCCAGCCACGGCCTGCCCTCGGCCTGCGCCCCGGCCGAGCAATCCATGGCGGATCGCCGGGCGGCGCTCATCGGCCGCATCGTCGGTCGCGGCGGGATGACCGCCCAGGACTACCTGGATCTGGCCGAGGGGCTCGGCTACGTCGGCGCCCAGGTGCTGGAATTCCGCGAGGCGACCGTTGAGGTCGACACGCCAACCGGCCACGCCGGGGCCGTGATCGGTGACGACATGCTCGCGGCGGATTGGGATCTGACCTGGCGCGTTCTGCTGCCTGCTGGCGTTGTGCGCGAGTCCGTCATCGACGAGTCCGTGATCGGTGACCCGCTGCGCTCCTGGGGCGATGAACTCATTGAATGCTCGCTGCGGTCCGCCGCGCCGAGATGGCTAATCCTGCAAATCGGATATCTGGAGGCATAACGTGGAAAAGGTAGGTGCATACACCGACCGGGTGACCGAGAGCGGCGAATGGCGCACCGGCAACGCGGCGGCCGGACAACAAGCGACGCCGATGCTGGCGGCATATTTCAACATGCTGCAGCGCGAGCTGACGGCCATTGTGGACGGAGCCGATATTGCGCTGGACGCGGAAGATGATGCGCAGCTGCTGGCCGCCATCAATATCCTCATCGATCGGAAGGTGCCGGATCAACAGATCCTCAGTTTCAATACCAGTACCACCCTGGAAGCGCACCAGATGGGGCTGATCCAAATTGACGCATCGGGCGGCCCCGTAACGGTCGAGCTGCCGCTCTCGGATGAGAATCTTGATGTTCGGGACGTGATTGTTCGCCGTGTGGACAACAGCGGAAACGTGTTGAAAGTCCAGGGCGCCGCTGCCAACAAGATCAAACACAGCACCGATCTGCGGGCCGAGGGCTATGGCCATCTCCTGTTGATGGGGGCCGGGGATTACTGGTGGCTGCGGGCTGATGGGCAGGGCGGCTGGGTACCTGTCGCGCGCCTGGACACAACGCCGGTGGGCCGTGTGTCGTATGAGACCACAACGAAGCTACCGCCTGGGGGTTACGGCCCTCTCGCCGGGGTGCTGTTTGACCGTGCACTTATGCCATGGTTGTGGGACCACGCACAGCAATCCGGAATGCTGACGTCTGAGGCGCAGCGCGAGGGTATGGACGGTGGCTGGACCAGCGGTGATGGTGCTCTGACGTTTCGCGGGCCTGACGCGCGGGCGGAGTTCCTTCGGATATTGGACGAGGGTCGCGGCGTAGATGCGGGCCGCGAGGGCGGGAGCTGGCGGCCGGACGATCTTCGCAGCCACAGTCACCAAGTCCCGGTTGCGCCCGCATATGCCGGCACTGGCGGCTCCGCCGGCGCCGGCCTTGCACCGTATCAAGTGAACGGCTCTTGGAGTGGGTCGTCGGGGGGCGCAGAGACCCGCCCGCGCTCCATCGCCTATCCCGGCCGAATTAAACTGATTTGAGGTGCGTATGTCTGTCATCTACCTACTGGATGCCATGGGCATCCTCTCTGGCCCGGTAACGATCCCCGAGATTCCTGGTCTCGGCCGGGTGCTGCCGGCTAATGCTGTGGAGCTGCCCGAGCTGGCGGCCGCACGCCCTGGGCATGTATGGGTCTATCGCGACGGGCAAGTTGTCGAGCTGCTGGACGCTCGCGGCACCTACTACCGCACCGCCAACGGCGAGCGAGTCGAGCACGCCGAGCTGGGCGAGCTGCCCGACGGCCTTACGGCCCAAGAGCGCCCCGGCCCGTATCACGCCTGGCAGGACGGCGCCTGGGTGTTGGATGCGGGTGCGCAACTCGAAGCGGCGCAGGCAGACGAACGTGACTGGCGTGATGGCGTGCTCGCGTCGGTGGCATGGATGCGTGACCGCCATCGGGACCAGGTCGAAATCGGCGGCTCCACGAGCCTGGCAGCCGAGCAGTATCTCGGCCTGCTGCAGTACATGCAGGATCTGCGTGACTGGCCACAGTCGGCGGCATTCCCGGCCCAGGCCGCGCGTCCGCAGCCGCCGGAGTGGCTGATGCAAATTGAGGACGCCTGACCAGAACGACCACTTGGTATCTGCTGCCAGTAATGCAAAAGAGGGCGCTGGCGGGCCGTGCAGCCACACAGCCCGCCAGCGCCGACCGCAGAAGTACCCTGCAAGCCGACCAAGGCCCTCCCGCTCGCGCGAGCGCCGGGGAGCCTACCTGAAACAAAGGCATTTTGCAGGATGTTTGACATACGTTGCGGCGGCTGTAGCCGCCTGCTCGCCCGCGTAAGCGGTTCCTACACCATTCAAATCAAGTGCCCGCGCTGCCGGACACTTAACCATCTGAAGGCCGAGAGCCTCCCCGAAGCGCCATTGAGCGCCGCCTCAGGAGGCACCCGTGCAACCAATCAAACCCGGCCGTAACGGCTTCAAGTACAAACCCCGCTTCGGACTCGTCGTGCCCTGCCGCGACGAGCAGGATCAGCAACAGAAATTTGCTCTGCTCAAGGCGCAGGGTCTCAAAGCCCGGGTGGTGTGCGTATGAACATTGAAATCGCCCACCGCTGCTCGGATTTCGACAGCTACCGCGCCGCCCGTGTGAAGTCCCTGTTTAACGTTGACCAGGGCTGCGACGTCACCATCCAGGCGGACCTGCCATTGGGCGAGCGCGCTTGGCAGCTTGGTGTGGTAGTCGGCCCATCTGGCTCCGGGAAAACCAGCATAGGGCGGGCTATCGGCCCGCTCTATGCGCCCGTGTGGCCCAAGAACCGTCCCATCATCGATGCCATCGCCCCGCGTGGCAGCTTCGATGCCGTAACCGGCGCCCTGTCCGCAGTAGGTCTAGGAACGGTCCCCGCCTGGCTGCGCCCCTTCCAGGTGCTGTCCAACGGCGAACAGTTTCGCGCCAATCTGGCCCGTCTGGTATGCGAGGCGCCCGAGTTGGCAGTCATCGATGAGTTCAGCTCGGTAGTCGACCGCCAGATCGCCCGAATCGGTGCCGGGGCCTTCGCCAAGGCCTGGCGCCGTAACAGCGGCCAGGCGGTTCTCCTTTCCTGCCACTACGACATTCTGGACTGGGTGCAGCCAGACTGGGTTTACGACACGGCCAGCGGCACCTTCCAATGGGGGTGGCACCGGCAACGCCCGCGTTTCGAGCTGGAAGTTCGCGAAGCTACGCAGCGCGACTATGCCCTGTTTGAACAGCATCACTATCTGAGCTTGCCGCCGATGGTCGCGGCCAGCCATTACGTGGGCTGGGTGGACGATGAACCTGTCGCGCATATCGCATTCTCTACTCGCCCGGGGCTTGTAGAAGCGCGGGCCTGCCGCCTCGTGGTCATGCCCGAATGGCAGGGCGCGGGGGTAGGCATGCGCTTCCTGAATGCAATATGCCAGCGCTGGCTGGACGGACAGAATCGATACGGATTGCCGCTCCGAACCCTGTTCCATACCAGCCACCCCGGCCTGGCAGCGGCGCTCCGCCGCGATGCCAAATGGACCCAGGTGTCAGCCCAGCTAGTAGGTGGCAACAAGGCGCGCTCCCAGGAATCGTTGGCCCGCTCGGCGAGTAAGCTCGGAAGGCACCGCATGGGCTCAGGCTTCGGCGGGCATTTCCGCGCGGTCCAGGGCTTCCGCTATTTGGGGGAGGCGAGCCCATGCGAGCAGTGATCGTAGGCCAGAAGTGGCTGGCTACTCAGTTACTGGAGCTATGCCAGGCCCGAGGTATCGACGTAGCCAAGGTCTTCGTGCCAAATCCCGGTCCTTCCGGCAGACCAGACAGTTTGGAGGAGTATGCGGAGTCCAGCGGCATTCCGTTCGCTCGAGTCGGCCGCGCCATCCCGCCTGACCAGGTACCCCATTGCGACGTGATCCTGGCCGCACACGCGCACGCATTCATCGGACCCGCCGCCAGGGAGAAGGCGCGCCTCGGGGCGCTCGGCTATCACCCGTCGCTGTTACCCAGGCACCGTGGGCGGGACGCCATCCGCTGGGCGCTGCACATGAAAGAGGCCATCACGGGCGGGTCGCTGTACTGGATGGACGACGGGGCCGACACAGGCCACGTCGTCACCCAGGCCTGGTGCCACATCAGACCGGACGACACCCCGGCCACTCTCTGGCGCCGTGAACTGGCACCCATGGGCATTTCACTGTTCGACAACACACTGCGCCGCCTGGCGGCAGGTGATCCCTGCCAAGGCCAGCCTCAAGACCCCACGCTAGCCACTTGGGAACCCGCCTGGAGCGCGGGTCTTTTGGCACAGCGGTAA